AGGTAGCCCCTCGATGCCCGCTGCTTGCATAGCGTTATCGCTGGCACTATCACCCATAGCGTACTTTATTCTACCGCCTTCAGCATATCCACCTTGTCCAGATGTGTACTCAGAAACATCTCTATTTACTTGAGCTTCAAGCGCCTCTGCGTCCTCAGTGCCATCTTCTTTTACAAAGCTTTTTAAATTTCTATATCCTTGTCTTAAATAAGTCTTTAGAGCATCAACATTTCGAGTTGCTTCAATAGCTTCTTGATCTCCTGCTTCTACCCCAGCTGCTAAAGTTCCTAATAAAGAACCTCCTGCCATGATACCTAAAGTTTTTCCAAGACTAAGTTTTTTAGCCCCAGTTCCAATCGCTTTTTGTGCGGCTGGATTTACTGCACCTGCAGCGAATAAATTACTTATCCCACCAAGACCAAACACACCTGGTGCTGTTCCTCCAAAGGAAGCTCTACCTAATAAGCCACCGCCTAAACCACCAGTTGTCCCCATTCCTGGTATACCAAACAATACTGCGCCAGTGATAGCAGCTTTACCAAGATCAGATGATGCGATGTCTTTAATACCGCCAGCAACTTTTTTAACAGCTCTAGACACTTTTTTAAGTATGCCGAAACCTGTTCGACTACCCATATCTATACCTTTATAGTCACCGCCACCAATACCTTCTTTTGAAAGGCTCATGATGCCACCGCCCATGCGTAATTGTCTTTTCATTTGTCCTCTTGTTATTGGCATAATTTAATTAAATTGTTATAGGCAGGCATATAAATCCTGAGTTTACTAATCTACTTGGTTTTTGGAAATAAATCAAGGCTTGGCATAATTACCTTGACATCTCTTCGAATGTCCTTTTCTGGCACTCCTTTAGCTTTCCACTCCTGTTCATCCTTATATATTTCACCAGTTTTTAGGTTAGATATAGTCTCTATAATTTTTTCTGGTTTTAGTTCTTTCATTATGTTGTTACCTCTCTTGGCTGTATTTGTAATATAGAAGCTATAACGTGCAGCTCGTTCGCGTCACTAGCTTGTACCTTTAATATCTCACTTTCCTCCACTACAAGGGGATGAGTTAAAAGTTCTACTGTCGTATTGGTATCCACTGCTTTTGTCTTAAATAAACTAAATACATTACCAGAAGAATCAGTTAACGTAACATCAAGATTACAGCTAGATCCTGAGTCATTAGATACTAATAAAGATTTAACTAAAGATACGTTTGCAGTTGGTGTTGTATACAACGTAGTATTGTCTGTTGATGTTAAATCTACTTTTGCGTTTACGAAACTATTTGCCATTAATTTAAAAAGAAGTTTTCAGCTTCTACCTCATCTTTTAATTCTTGTTGAAACGTTGTGTTTAATTTTTGTATGATAGCATCAAGATCTCTTACCTGTGCGTCAGCAACATCTTGCCTGTATTCTGGTGATGGTCTTGTTAATATTTGAACTATCTTTGCCATTATCTTCTTCCGTCTGGTTGTATATCTATCCTAAATCCACCAAGTTTCCAACTCTGTGCTGCAGCTGTATTTGCAACTTTTAAAGACACTGCTCTTGCTCTAGCTCTCGTATCAACTTTTTCTGTTGATGATGTAATTGTAAAAGGACCAAGAGCTGAACTTGCCTCAGTGTTATTTGGAAAGTTTCTTAAATTTAATGTAATTTGTGTATTACCTGTTTGTGATAAAAAGTCAGGTATAAATCTTCTAATCTTTGCAAAGAACTCACCATCACCACCTTGACTTATATCAAAGTCTCCAGACTGTATGTTTGAGGTTACAGCTGTTGTTGCTGTAGATGTAACTTGATCTGTGCCAGTTTCATGTTCGTAGTATATTGTGCAACCATCTGTATTGCCTACAACATCGTAAGATGCATTTGAGCTAGCATCATAGTCTGTGGCGTGAGGTTTACCAAAAACTGCAGAGTCTTGCCACGTTGTTCTATCTAACGTGCCTGTTGTCCATATTGGTCTTTGCGGTGTAGATTCAAAATAATTGTAAGTTACAACTCTATCTATGACTGTTGATCCTGAAGAGGAGTAAAACCAATTAATCTCACCAAACAAATTATTTAATCCTGCATTTATAAGTTGATTAGCTGTGGTATTTAAATCATCAAAAACAAAATCTTCTACTAAACACGGTAATGATTGAAGTGCACCAGCATACTTAAAGAAGCCGTTCTCTGAAAACCAATATGCAGCACCATCTACTTCAACAGCTGCATTCTGTCCTATTAATCCACAGTTAGTTCCTACTTGAGCAAAACCAAAAGTAAAAGGTGGACCGATAAATCTTTGTGTAAATAAAGCAGTGTCAGTCCAAACATATATTGCATCACGACCTCTAACAGCTCCCATAATTCTAGATCCGTCTGCAAGCCTCTGAGTACCTGCTGTGTTAGTTGCTGTAGGGGTGTATGAATTAATATTCTCTTGGTCAGAAAATCTAATAAACATTTGATCTTGTGTAGTTGGCGAGCCAATCGTTGTTTCTGTTCCAAAGAATACTAAGTGTCTATCCGGTGTAGATACAATCATATCTCTTGATGCTGTTGGTGCACCCGAAATAATTGTAGCTCTTGTTGCCGTAGCATTTGATGCATCTGCATTCCATTCAAAAACTTGTGCGTTATGTATGAGTGCAATAATCTTATTACCAAAGTTATCAATAGACCAAAGACCTGGATCAATTGTTAAGTCTCCAGATGCAGCCTCGCCCCACGCTACAAAGTCTGACGTATTTGTTACAGTAGCTCCGTCTGAGTGTGCAGCTCTTGTTGTTCCTCTGACTGCTCTTGTAATTCCTGTTAAGTCGTTGCCAGAAACTCCTGTGTAAGATATTTCTTCTGTTCCTACTTTTATGAAATTTGTTCCGGTTGTTGGAAAGTTTGTTGTGCTTGCTAATGTTATGCTCGTTCCTGACCCACCTGTCCCTGCTGTGTTGTCACCTAAAGCTCCGTTTAAAGTTGATGTTTGAGGATTAGCGACTTCACCACTCCAAGAACCTAAACCCCAACCAAATCCTGGTAATTGTTCTGCAGGTCCAACAGTATAATATATTTGAACTCTTATACCTCCAGACGTTGTAGCTCCAGATCCAGTTTCGTTTGAAGGCATTGTAATTGTAATTGTTGTGTTTGTTGGTGTGCTGGTAACCATAAATTTTTTATCATCAAAATCTGATGCACTAAAATTTGAGTTTGTAATTGTTGTAAAATTATCTAATAAAATTATATCACCAGGAGCTAGACCATGACCTGTAGAAAAAGTTATGGTAACAATAGCTGATCCGTTTGTAGTGCTAAATGCGTTAGTAAGTGTTGTTGTAGATTTAATAGGATGTATGTCATAAAACACACCACCTGAATAAACATATAAAATTCTGTTAGTTCCTATAATGGAATATTTTACACCGCCGCTACTTACGATGTGATGCATAGCTCTAGCGGCTCCAGTGAGTTTATTAGTTCCTAATTGCTGCCAGCCACCTATTTTTTCTGGTGAGCCATATCTAAATCTAACATTATCACCATCTACCCACTGTCCTTCAGCCTGAGTTTCGGTAAGTTGTTTATTGAAGCCTGGTAAGAACTGTACTTTTTGTAATGCCATAATCTACCATTATACTACTTTTTGGCCAAAAATATAGTCCATTCTAGATCAGAGATCAAATCGTTTATGTATACTTTAGTCTTATTTTCTCTGCGTATATATTCATGAAGCTCTTCAAGATCTAAAATAATCCATTGTTTATCGTCTTCAATAACCATTTTGTGAGCTTTTGTATTAAGACGTCCACTTTGTGCTGGTGTTCCATCTGGCATTTCAAACATTTTTCTAACATCAAATCTGTAAAAAGCATTCTTACCTTTTAATATACCTGCAATATTCCAAGAGCTTTTTTCTTTTGGATACTCTATAGCGGTTAAATTTTTTGAAAACTTATCAACGATACTCATGCAAGACAGTGAATCTTTCCGTAAGTTTCACTACTGCTAAATCAAAAGCAATTGTAATTCTCTCAATATCGCCCTTGTGTTTATCTGTATAATGAGGAACAAAATTTTGAAATAACGTAAGTTTACCTTCTTCATTTTTACTTGGATGAACAGCTGGATCACATAATTGATTTATTGGATTTATATAATAAGTAGATGTATTATTACATTGAACGCAAAAGTGCCCACCTAAATATGTATCTGGATCCCAAGCGTGAGCATGAGCTTTAATAGCTTCATTTTTTCTCATAATATTATACCAACATTTACCATATAAAATTTTAGGCAACTTTAATCCTAAACCTTCAATAAATTTATTATGTTTTTCAATTATCTGTTCTTTTAATTTATCTATCTCTTTGTTCTTAAAACTTTTAGAATCAAAAAGATTATATTCTGTATGTCTTGTAGTTGTATGATTATTAAGGCCAGTATACCCATCATTAATTTTTTTTAATTTTAATATATTTTTTTCTTTTTTAAGTAAATATTTGGATAGACTTTTTAAATTTATATTTTCAATAGATGCCTCAAATATAAAATATTTCCATGTTGGAGCTAATGGGTTGTTTTGACCTTGATTCTTAAATTCTAATATTTTCATAAATTACAATCTTTCGTTACATAATTAAGATTAATTACAATTCTTTTATGTATATCTGTACTATATATTAATTTATGTAAAATGGTAGATTTAAATTTAATTAATCTATTTTCACAACTATCTACTGATATAATTTTATTATCTACCTTTAATAAGGTTTTAGCATTACAAGATGTAAAAGCCAAAATAGCTGTAGTTCCGTAAACCACATTATCATCTGTATGCCAATCTGAGTCAATCGAGTCAACGTCTCTGAGTGTTAAGTTAGCTCTGACTTGTATCGGAGTGTAACAATTTAATTTATTTAGAACTGGACTTAAATGTTCATCAAAAAGATGATAGTCTGGTCTAGAATTATTATACCAACAGAAAGTAAAAAAGCCATTACTATTATGTCCTGTCTTAGGATTTTCTACATCATTCTTTCTAAAGAACCAAGGAACGTTAGAACCATACAAAAAATTTTTTAATTTATTGTAGTGAGCTTTATCTAAAAAATTATCTACGATTTGATAGTTTTCGTTTTTTGGGCTTATTATTTTCATAAGAAAAATTTAAAATCATTACATCTCTTTGCTCAAAAGTATAATCATGGTGCGCGGCATGAGCGTTATTAGGATTAAATAATATTAATCT